GAGACTCATGAACGACGCCAGCCGCTTTACCGACGTGACGCCGAAACTGCCGGCGGTGCCCGTACTGGCGCTGAGGGTCACGCTGTCCACTGTCTTAATGTACTTGCCCACCGTTCCAGCAGGCGGCTGGATCGGGAGCATGCGATAGGCAGGCATGGAGGCCGCAATGGTGACAGTCGTGGACCCGGTGGACGCATCGTTGTATGTCACAGCGCAAGTGGCGGTGACACCGGTTGAGCCAGTGGCGGAGTACCACTCCAGGTAGTGCTCCACATCGGAGTAGTCCGACGAGCACCGGCCATCGCTCACGGGAGAGGTCATCACCGCTCCGGTGGACTGTGCCGTGGTCACGGTCCCGCTAAGGCCGCCCATGTGGCCTAGGCGATCAATTAGCCACTTGCCCTGGCCCGCGTTGGCCTGAGCGATGGAGCCCCACAGCAGGCGACAGGTGGCGCTTCCGGGATTGCTGTAGTTCGGGTTGTAGGCCCCGAGCGTGGAATAGGTCGGGTTCGCCCACGCCCCTGGAGTCGCACCCGCCGCAGGCGCCCCGCCCTCCTGCCACCCGGAATACCAGTTGGATGCCACGGCGGTCAGGCTCGTCTTGTAGATGTTGAACCGTCCACCCGCACCGCCTCCGCCGCTGGCTGCGAGGGCGGCGACGACATCTGAGGTCGTCGCAAAATCAGTCATGGCGCGGCCTCCAGATACATCGGCGCGAAGGCCGAACCCATGCCCTCCAGATAGATCACCGTCTGCCCATCATCGGCAGTGCCGACAGAGGATACGATGTGGACGCCGGGGAAGGCGTCCGCAAAGGGCGGTAGGATGACGACTCGGTCCCCAGTATTCATGCTTCTCTCCCTAAAGGGCCGCCCCCCTGCCCTGCCTGTTATGTCAGCCAGGGCAGGGGGCGGCCTAGATATTGGTCACACTTAGTCGTTGGACACAGAGGCGTAGGTGATCCTTGGGGTGACTGTCAAAGAGTCGCCATTGGCAAAGGTCTGTCCAGTGCCCGCATAGAGCCGCTCGGCCCAGTAGAGAGTTCCTGACGTGGCTCCTACCAGGAAATACCCTACCACTGTGATCGCACCAGTCCAAGAGAAGACCTGAGCAGTTCCGTAAGTGCTGACGGTAGGAGACCCGGCAACAGCAGCATTCCACCCAGCTCTAGTCAATGTCTTGGCGGCGTATCCTGACCCCGTGCATTCTGTGAATGAACTAGCAGTGCTAGAGTTGACAGCGTCGTAGTTATTCGAATAGAGTTTCAGGGTAAGGGCCTCAGGACTTGCGGTCTTGAGAGCATTGTCCATCATCATAGCTTCGCCGACGTTTGGAATAACAAGGGTCATGACTGCTCCTAAGTGTGGGGTCGCACGGGCCCTCCCACCATTATAGGCTATTGGGGGAGTCTAGCCAGGGTTATTTAATTGGAGTGCTGTTGTGGATCATTTCATCTTTCCTACCAGAGCTCGCAGTAGTCCCGAAGTAGTACGAGATCACACCCATCCAGGCCGTTCCTAAACTTCCCAGCATGATATTAATCACATCTTTAGACTCTGGGGGGACTTCCCTTCGTAGCAAGAACGAAAGCAGCCCAAAGAACCCCGCCGTGATACCGTAGGCTAGGATCATCGGAGTGCGATCCTTCGTTTGGATTGCCATGTTCCTCGCCGAGTCCCGATCCTTCGCAGCTATGTTCTCCAGATCCCTCACTGAGTTGATCTCCAGTTCGGCCATCTGTTTCGAGAACTCCTGTTCCGCAAGTTTGAGAGCAACGATCTGCTCTCCAGTTATCGTTCCAGTCTTGATAGCCGCCGCCAGCGCCTCCGGACTTGCGTCCTTCGTTCCAAGGGCATTCCCGATTATCGCACCCGCCGCAGCCCCGAATGGTCCTCCCACGGCGGCTCCGAGCATTGGCGCGAATTTGCCGACGAAGGGCTTGATAGTATCCCATACGTTAGCCATCCTTGCTCCTTATTAGGCTTGTTCTGCGTTGGTTGTGGGCGGCTGGGGGCCCATGTCGGGCACCGCGTTGGCGATACTAAGGATGACCTTCTGGCCGCTGGCAATAGCGCCACGGATACGCGCGAATAGTAGTGGCAGCACTGTGGAACCACCATGGATCCTAGTAGACGAGTCTACAGTTGAGCCCACAAGAATACAGCCAGTCGTATCCTCAGCATCATTCCCGCTATGGATGCGAATACCTGTGAATCCTTTCACATCCTTAACCAAGATCATGTCTTTCTGGAACTTCGGACTAAATGTGATTGCCAGCTCGTAGGTTCCTTCAGGGATAGCGGTTTCGCCGTACACCTTGGCCCCCTCGTTGACCGGGGTACTCGGGTCATCCACACGAACCGCATCTTCCAGTGTGAAACAGAAGTGGGCCCCATTGACACGCAGTTCTCCGAGCGTGGTTTTATCTTTCGTCGGACATCGTTGTAGGAACAGTTCAAGGGCATCCATAATCTTTCTCCTATGAAGGGCCAGCATCATTGCTGGGTAGATCTTGGATCTCCATGTGTTACCGGGCAGTCCTTGCGGGGGCAGGATGCGAGATCATCCAACTTCGCGGCAGTCTTAGTGATACGCCCATGGATGATTTCTACGCTTTCTTTGTAGTCTGACTTTGAAACATAGTGCTCAGACATCCACACGCGCTGCTCAGTCATCGCCAAAGCAAGCTGTGAGATCGATTTATTCAGAGTCTCCAAAGCCGTGGTGCTGCGATCAGCCACGTTGCGGAGTTCAACTGTAAAGTCCGCAGTAACACGCCGGATATCATCTGTGATCTTACCTTCAAACCGGCTTAGATCCTCGGCAAGTTTATCTTTCTTAGTAAGTTCCCTAAAAAGAAACCATACTACGATAGAAAGCAGACTTGTAATGATAAACCCAGTGACAGACAGAACAATTTGATCAGATAGGGTATGATTGGCGCCGGAACCAAGTGCTGGGCCAGCTTTATCCACCCCAATAAGCTCAGTGACAGGTTGATAGAGCATGAGGACCCCTTATAAATCCCGCGTATGAGCTATTGTAGCGCAAACCCTGCACATCGCAAGATTTGATTAAAACTTAATGGTCGGGGGTGCCAGCCCCAAGCCCCAGGGTCTCGATCAACCCCTGCGGCGTCCACCCTCGCGCCTCATGGTCCAGACCAAGAAGCATGGCGGCGAACTCGGCACACTCCCAGCCTGCATGGTCCCCATGCTCTCCTAGGCCCGCCCGGATCGCGTCCTTGACGGAGTAGTGGTCCCCTAGGTGACGGAGGGCCATGGGCACGTCCACGGTTCGTCCGGTGGGGAAGACAGTGGGGCCGTCCTCCATGCGGTTGCGGAGGGCGTGGCAGGACACACCGCCGATGGCACGGGCCTCCAGGACCAACGGCTCGCCTTCGACCACCCAGAGCACTCCGCAGTGGTCCCAGGCGCTACGGGTCCACCAGCGAATGATGGCGGCAAGGGGCCCGCGCCCTCGGAACATGACGAGATCGCCGGTCTGCACGTTACGCCCCCATGATCACGGCCTTGTCCGTGGCCACGATCCAGGCCCGCTGGCTCTCCCAGGTGGTGTCGGGGATCATCCCGGCCTTGGCGAGGTTGGCGCGGTAGAGCGCCGCGTAGTTCACGGCGGGCACGATGAGGGCCTGGAGCCCCGTGGCCGCAATCCCCGCCGTCGTCCATGCGGCGATGGCATCCGCCTCGGCGCAGGTCGGGTTGGCCTTGATGTAGTCCACACACGCGGACTTCCCGGCGAACCGCTCCTGCCGCAGAAGTTGGTCCACACTGGAGAACTCCCCGATGGAATCGAGCCCCTGGAGGGACGCCACAACGGGCACCTTCGTGTTGTAGTTCTCCACCTGTAGCTTGGCGATGGAAGCGGCGCACTGATCTACCAGGTTCTTGGCCTGGATGAACGCGGCCTCCTTTCCGTTGAGAAGGGCGAGGGTTTGAAGGGCGTCGGCCATGGGAGGCTCCTGTTAGATGATGATCTTCACGTTGTCGATATAAACCGTCTGCCCGGCGGTCGTCGCTTTGCCGTTGGCGAAAAGCTGGAGGACAAAATCCCCCCCCGCAGAAACGAGGCTGGTGATGTCCGCCGTGAGGTTCATCCAGCTCGTGTATGAAACCACGTTGACGTTGTTCAGCACGTTGGTTGCTGTTCCTGTGGCCGTGTTGAACAGCGTGACGGTCACGGTGGCGGAGGTCATGTTGGCATCCACCTTGACCCATAGGCTAAGCGTCACCGTGGCATTGGTGGGAGGCGCGTTGAACGGCTGGGAACAACGGCTAGCCTGAGTTGTGCCCGTGGCCGTCGTGACCATGCCGATGCACCCGGAGTTCGAATCGTACCCCGTCGAGATCCAGGTGAACGGGAACGTTCCATTGTTGTCCGTCCATCCCGTTTTGTCATAGTAGAAACTGCCATTAAGTATCCGGTTGTATGCCGTCATGGCGCGGGTGTTCACCGTCGCCACCTGATGGCCGCCGAAGTTCGCAGATCCACCCAACTCCATCCGGCAGGTCGAATCTGTTGCACCGCCGATGTATGTGGTAGTGAACGACGTCGCACTGATCCTGAATCCGATGGGCGGCGTGGTGGCCGTGCCCGGCGTGTATCCGCTCGCATCCGAACCGCTCCGCATGTCCAGCGAATAGAGCAGCGGGGTCTTCGTCACGAGGGCCTGGAGTGTGCCGTCCACGATCATTGAGGCTTCGGCCATGCGACGGAGGTAGAAGCGATTGAAATAGCCAGCACCTGTCGTGCCTGCATCAATGGCCAGCATAACAATAATTTTCACATGCCCAGCAGGAACTGTTAGGCTTGTTTTAAGGATTTCAGTCGCACCAGCAGTGCAGGAGTTAGTCCAGAAGTTCTGGTATGAAGATCCATCGGCATTCTGCGTTTGGAGAACAACTCTCAGATTGCAGCTCCCTGGGTAGGCATACCATCCAAGGCACTGAAAGAAATACTGATCATTTTCAGCAACACTTACTTCAGCAATAGCGAAGTACGATCCGTTTAGATGGTCAATATATCTTGCCCAACCATACGGCGCGATCGTCGTGTACCCAGCGCCTAAATTCCACAGGCAAACCCCTTCGTATGAACCCGCGGGGGGATCGGAAATTTCTCCGTTCGGGTTGGGTATCAAATTGTCGAAGTTTGAAACCACCAATTGGTCCGCAAACAACTTCCCGAAGAGCCCCGTTGCCGCCAC